TCGCCCCCTCCCATTCATTTATACGTTCACTCAACCTTTCTAAGATGCGATCCATTCGATCCATTTTCTCTCTCCCACGTCGTGACATTTAGTGGGGTTTGGTGACCCACCAACAAAATTTATATCGACAGACTGTATTTCCACTCGATCATTTCCCTGTATATGGAGGCTGACCCAGACCCGACCCACTCCCCTGTCTATCTAAAAATAGAGGGGGAGGTTTTGTCACCGTTTACGAGTGTTCCGTTTGGCGCTCCCACTAAAGCGCCCAGCTTTCTGTCAAATTGTCTTTGGTCGTTTCGCTCAACGGGTCAACCACCCGCACGCTTTCGCGCCTCTGCCACCGAAGTGGAGCAAAAAAAAGGGCCGACTCCCAACAACAGGGGAGGAGGAGAGGAAGGGAGCCGACCACAAACTTAAACCGTCCAGCCTTCTAAAAAGATGTCCGGTCGCAAATCGTAAGGTTGCACTTCGCCATCAGACACTTGGCACAATTTAACCACATGCATAGATGGTACCCCACTACGCCGCCAATGTTGAATTTGCTGAGGATAGGTGTCCATCGCCCTAGCCAACGCGCTCACACCGCCAGCCTTCACTCTTAACCTTTCAAATACTTCTGGATTCATTTCATATCTCCTGTTGACTGCCAACAGTACACTAAAAATAATTCGATTAAAAGCTTGATATGCTTAAAAGGTTCATGTTTAATAACGCTTCAACAACAGAGGAAACCAATATGTTCGACGTGCCAAACAGACCGATTGAATCCGACCCGCGCTTTCAAGCGATGTGGGGTGACGCTGACCGCTGCCCAACCTGCGATGATGAACTGCGCGATCTGCACGATGACGGCCACGCATTCCTAGTGTGCCCGACTTGCGATCTTGGCGAACCTGCGAACAACGATGTTAGCTTCAAGCTAAAGTTTTACGGCATGACAGAATGCCAAGGCTTTGATGACGGCATCGTTGACGAGTCACGCGCAGAAATGTCTGAGACCCAAACGTGGTGGGAAGAAAATCTGCACTGGACGATTGCCAAGTACGAAGACGAAAGATATGTCCCCGCCAAGATTAAGGACGGAAACGAATCCAACCAGTGGTTCATATACGCCCGTGGCTACCAGATCGCCTGCATTGTGGAGGTGCCTAATGGGTAGAGTGAAATCCGAACTAATGGTTGATGGGCCGGACGATGATCTGGTCGCCAAACCAATCTCGCAGACGGTGGACAACATCCGCCACTGCGACCTACCAACCAACTCGGTCGAGCGACACGAGTACCTTAGAACCCAACTGAAGGAACTGATGAATGGAATCAAAACAAACACTGATTAATGCGCTCGTGAAAGCGCAGTCTGAGATGTCGCACGCGGCATTCGACCAAACCAACCCGCACTTCAAGTCGAAGTTCGCTTCGCTGAAGTCGGTGATCGACGCCGTTAAACCCGCACTCAATGCCAACGGAATCGCCTTTGTGCAGAAGTCCGTACCAATGGAAGCTGGCATCGCTGTCGAGACTGTGTTCTATGGACACGGTGAAGAACTAGCCACTGGGCCGGTGACCGTTCCTGTTGATCGAGAGAACGCGCAAGGGTTTGGCTCGGCGTTGACATACGCGAAACGCTACTCGCTTGCGATGGCTTGCGGTGTGGCTGCTGACACAGACGATGACGGCAACGCGGCATCGGCTACGCCTAAGCGCAAACCACAGTCAGTCACCAAGACTGTCTTGGAGGAAGAAGGAATAAAAGTCGATGAGCACAAGCGCGGGCAATACGTTGCCGAGATAGCTAACGCGATCAATGCCGACGATATCGGCGGACTGAAAGAACTACTGGCAGAACTAACCGCAGACAGCGAAATGAAGTTAGCTGTGTGGTCTGAACTACCATCACCAATCCGATCATTCATCAAGAAAATGGAGAGCGACAAATGAAACCAAAACACGGATTCTCGAAAGAGATATACGCAATCGTGGAGGCCCACGGGCCACTCGCGTACAACGGCATTCACTCACGCTTGCGCGAACGCAACGTACGCATGTCCAAGGATCAAGTGAAACGCGCCCTTAACAACATGCAACAACGCGACCAGCTTGTGCGATCAGAGCACAACCCGAAGAAGTTTGTGGTCGTGGACTACAAGGATCACAAGGACGTGATTGTCTCTGACCCTATACCAACCCCTCCCGCTGCGGAGAAAACCCCTGAGATCGCAGAATTACCCCCTTCTGAGGGACTTACACAGTTAGACTCAACAGCGATTATTATGATCGCATCCATCGCGGCAGGAACCGCCGCACTCACTACCATCATTTTGAGGTTTGTATGACAGAGAAGGTATTCGCGCAGGGTTTGTATGTGAAGCCGCCAAAGGAAAACTCGCCAGCCTTTGTAAAGTTTGGACTCAGCATCAAGCGGCAGGAAGTCATGGCTTGGCTGCAAGGCCAGTCGGAGGAATGGATCAACTTGCAGGTTAAGGAGGCTAAGTCGGGTAAGTGGTACGCCGAAGTAGACACTTGGAAGCCAGACCCGAACCGAGCGCGACCGTCGCAGCCAGCGCAGCCAGCGGTTTCGAACCCCTTCGAAAGTCTAGACGAGGATATACCTTTCTAAATAATATTGTATGGCGGGAACTTTCCGGGCAGGCGGTAGCGGCCAGCGTCAGCCTCCCCTCGGGGATACGAGAAACAGATGGTGTGCTTGTGCCCGCACAGATTCACACATCAACACCATCAACTGGCCCACTTAACTAAGGAAAGACATGATCGAGAAAGAAGACTTCACGCGGCTGTATAAACCATTCTTCCAGCTTCACCCGTTCAAGAAACGGGACTGGCCGGACGGGTTGGGCGAAGTACATTACAAAGCATTCTGCCGTGACAGCCCCGCCCTCATGCAAGAAGCGATGGGCTTGTTGGTCGAGAAGCTAGACCACTTCCCCACACCCAAGGACATACGGGCGCAGATCACCGCACTCAGTACATCAAAGAGTGAGGGCAACGAAGGCAAGACCAACGGCACCAGTGTCAGCGAGGAAATCGGGTGTCGCTACCTAGAGCACAAACACGGCGTGGAATATAACGGTAAGCCAGTGCCGTGTCCTGATCCCCTCCCGTCGTGGATTAAACAGGAGGTTGACCGGGTTGATGACATGCTCGGCCCTCAGTTCCCCATCAAATCTAAGCTCGGCAACGTAGGCTTTGCCATTGTCCAAAAGGAAAACCGATGAACGACGCACTCAAAGAATTCTTAGCCAACGGTGGTGAGATCCAGCAGTTACCATCGAACGTGCCACGCGACTTGAACGTCTGTCTTAATTGTAAGAACCTATTCCCCACAGCGGAGATGACCAAGGGTAGCCAGCGCCGATGCAAGAAGTGCCACGAGAGACACACGAACTTCAAGACGAGCCGGTAGACTTGTTTTACAAAGCCATCAAAGCGCAAGAAAGACTGCAGCGTGAGTATCTCGATTACAGGTTAGCCAACGTCAGCGCCCCGTTCAGTGAGGCAACCAAGCGGCAGATATGGGAATGGCAACGTCAAAAAAAGACCACTCGGTGGATTGCGGACGAACTGAAGGTGACACGCTACAAGATTCACCTGCTAGTTAAGCGGACATCGTGGCCTGCGCCGACGAACCTAGCCTAAAACAATATCGAGGCGAACCAGACAGCCACGAAGATACCGGCGATCATAGCTGCCACGCAAACCACACTCCCTAACAGCGGCTTCATATCTGGAAGATCAGCCAGATAGCGAGCATGATAGCGATGGGGATGAGGCCAACAGAGACAGCGATGACAATGGCTAGCTGGGTTAGCTCTTTCTTCCTGCGCTTTCTAGCCAACTCCAACTGGCGGATCTCAGCAGCCCTAGCCTTGCGAGCCTCGGCCATTGCCTTCATCGCATCGTCCCACAACTGACCGTTGCCCGAATAAAGGAATGCCTCGCGCACTTGTGCTAACGCATCGTCAGCTTCCTTCTTCGCTAACTGCGCCTTGACAGCATCGGCTGCGCTGAGTGTCTTGGTGTTTTGTAGTCTTTGTAGATCGTGCTGACCCTCGGCTAGTGCGGATAGGTAGCCACTGATCTGGCTGAGGTCTTGAGTTGCTTGAGCCGTTTTGTTTAGAGCAGAGGCGGCCATGTTAAGGCCACTGATGATAGCCCCTAGCTCAAGAACCATTCCTT